AAGATATAGTCTGAACTGTATCAATGGTAAAGATACAGAGGTAAGCAGAAATGACTTACCCACCGAAAGGTGGTAACAGAATGGATACCGCTCACAAGTTTGCAAAGGGTCTAGAAGCCAGCACTATAACACTTGACTTCTTGAATGACACAGCTGCAAGCAACGTTAACGCAACGCTGCAAGCCGCATGGGGTACTACTGTAAACCTAACATTAAAGCAGACTTCTGCTGCAATTAGCGCAACTAACCCAGAGTTTCAAACCACAGTGCTTGTTAATAACACACAGGATGTAAACGGCGCAGTAGGCGACATAAGCACACAGTCAATTACATTTACCTGCCAAAGTGTTATCGTAGTAGATACCACACCTTAAGGAGAATAATGGCAAAGCTAAAGATAACAAGGGCTAATGGCGAAGTATCTGAACACAAGATTACGCCAGGTGTCGAGTACGCTTTCGAGTTAAAGTATGGCGCAGGAATTTCAAAGGTTCTACGCGATCACGAACGCCAAACAGAAATCTACTATTTGGCTCATGAGTGTTTGCGTAGGGCCAATGTAACTGTACCTATATTTGGTATTGAATTTATTGACAGCTTAGAAACTGTCGAGGTATTAGACGAAGAAAAAAAATAACGCAGCGTGATTCCACGCTTTACGCTATAGCAAGTCTTAGCGTTGAACTTGGAATTGCGCCTAGTGAGTTTATTAACATGGACTCAGAGATGCTAAAAGCAATAGTGCAAGTGCTTAGCGATAGAGCAAAGGAGATCAAAAATGCCAGCAGTCGAGGTCGTAGGCGTTAAAGATGTCCTTAAAGGTTTAGAGTTTATTGACGAAGATATGCGCCAAAGGATTAGGACTGCTATAGATCCTTTGATGCGTGGCGTAGCAAGTAAAGCACGAGGATTTGTGCCAGGTAACGGCAGCGTTTTATCAGGCTGGAGTAAAGCAAGTAACCCAGCAATTAACTATCGCCCATTTCCTAAATATGATGCTAATACTGTTAAGGCTGGTATTGGGTATAACCCTGGCGAGAACAAAACATTTAGTAATGGATTTAAGGTTAGCAACTACGTGTACAACATTAGCGCAGCTGGTCGCATATATGAGACTGCAGGCCGCAATAACCCACAAGGTCGTGCGCCATTCCAGCGGATAGATCCAAGCACACCTAACTCACCAGTAGGCGCAGTGCAAGGATTTGAGGGTACTAAAAGAGCTAAAGAATATACATATAATAAATCTACACGAGAGTACGCATCTAACAATCCATTTGCAGGTTATCAGTTTGTAACATCTATGCCAAAACTTACATCACAGACTAAGATTAAAGGTGTACGAGGCGGCACTGGTAAAAAGACAAAAGGCAGACTTATATTTAAGGCGTGGTCTCAGGATAGTTCTAAAGTTTATGATGCAATAGTAGAAGCCATAAACGCAACGGCTATACAATTTAACAAATCTACAGAGATTAAGAAGGCAGCCTAATGGCCAATGTAGTCGTCTCGGCTATTGCTACCTTTAACGGCAAAGCCTTAAAAAAAGGTAAGAAAGAAATATCAGCATTTGATAAACAAGCGCAAAAATTAGGCAAGACTTTTACTAAAGTTTTCGCAGCTGCAGCCCTAGCAAACTTTGGCAAAAATGCAGTTAACGCATTTATAGAATCAGAGAAGGCAGCGGCTAAACTACGCACCACAGTTAGCAACCTAGGCTTAGAGTTTGAGCAGCCAGGTATAGAAGAATACCTAAAGAAATTATCTTTGCAGTTTGGCATTGTGGATGAAAATCTTATTCCGGGCTTCCAGCGTTTGCTTATTGTAACTAAAGATGTCGCCAAGGCACAGAGTTTATTTGAGACTGCACTAAACGTATCAGCAGGCACTGGCAAGGATCTTACAGCTGTATCTACTAGCCTATCTAAAGCCTATATGGGTGATAACGTAGCATTAGGTAGATTAGGCGTAGGACTAAGTAAGGCACAATTAAAATCAGCATCATTCTTAGAAGTACAGCGTACACTCAACGTTAACTTTGCAGGTCAGGCAGCAGCAGCCGTAGAAGGCTATGCAGGCAGTATGGCTAAATTAACTGTAGCTGTAGATGAATCTAAAGAAGCTATAGGCAAGGGCTTATTAGATGCGCTAGCAGCATTATCTAACAGTAACGATATAGATACATTTACTGCAAAATTAGTTAGATCTGCTGAGAAGATAGGCAACGCCTTTGCAACTATTGGCGATGTAATAGGACTACTTAACCCTAATGCCAGCGTTAAAGTCGGTGGCAAGTTTATGCGTAAGTCAGATATAAACGCACCTAGATTATCACCTGCTAAATCAAGAGCTGATCTTATTGCAAGCATGCAGGTAACTAAAGCACGCAAAGAAGAGTTTAGTATTATTACAAAGAAAAATGCTTTAGAAAATAAGAACGTAGAAGAATTAAAAAAGAAGTTTGACTTAGAGCGCATAGGATTAACCGCAGCCCTAAACAGTGCAACCGATGAAGAGACTAAATTACGCCTTAAAGCACAGTTAGCCATATTAGATAATAATGAGGCTTTGGCTAAGAAGTATTTGGCTGAGTTAGAAGCAGCAGATGCATTAAAAAAGTTAGCAGAGCAAGCGGCAGCGGCTGGTAAAACTCTTACAGAGTTTGCTTTAGTTCAGGTCAGATCTTTAATAAATAGAATCAATGCACAGATAGAGTTAATTAACGCACAGTTTGGCATACCTTCTGCAGCACCAAAAGTCAGCGCACCGGGTTTACCTTCTCAACCAGCTAGTTACTTCCAAGATCTAGCAACCCAGTTAGTAGGCTCATCTGCTTATGCTGGTATGAACGTATCACAAATAGCAACAGAAAGAGCTAGAGAATCTGGCAACAGATCGTTAGATGTAAACTTATTAGTCAGTTCACCATCGGGTGATAGGTTTGCTCAGATGATGGCTGAGAGTATTCAGCTTGCTAATCGCAGTGGATATAGCACGACTCCTGCTGGTGGTTTACAACCCTAATGACCTTGCCCGTAATAACAGCCTTAATTAACTTTAGCACTGGCCCAGCCTTTGCCCAAACAATGATTTTAGATACAGGTATATTAGACACTAACGTATTAGGTGATGCCACAGCTGTAATTGTAGATGTGTCAGATCAAGTAAACCGCATAGAGACTAACAGAGGCCGTACCGCTCTATCAGATCAATTCCAAACAGGCGCACTTACATTACGCATAGTAGATCAGAATGGCGACTTCAACCCACAGAATGTAACAGGGCCATATTACAATTTATTAACACCTATGAAGAAAGTGCAGATTAGTGCAACTTACTCATCGGTAACATATCCTATATTTCAAGGCTTTATTACAAGCTACGTAACTACATACCCAGGTGAATCCGGTGAAGATGTAGCCATTACTACTATACAAGCTGTAGATGCATTTAGATTAGCGCAGGTAGCACAAATCAGCACAGTCACAGGTGCAACTGCAGGCAACTTATCTGGCACACGTATTAACCAAATATTAGATCAAATTGGTTGGCCTAATTCTATGCGTGATGTAGATGCAGGACTTACGTCAATGCAGGCAGATCCTGGCACTAACCGCACAGCCTTAGCAGCTCTCACTACTGTGGCCACGTCAGAATATGGCGCATTATATGTAGATGCCACTGGCTCGTTTGTATTTCAAGATAGAAACGTAACTGCTACTTCTATTAGCGGCACACCTACAGTCTTTGCAGATAACGGCACAGGTATAGATTACTTTGATGCCAGTTGGATTCTTAACGATGTACTTATATTTAACAAAGCCACAATTACTAGGACTGGCGGCACAGCTCAAGTAGCATTAAATCAAGACAGCATAGATAAGTATTTTCTACACAGTTATTTCTTAGACAACCTTTTAATGGAAACAGACCCAGTTGCACTTGACTACGCACAGGCTTATGTGGCTAGTAGAGCTGAGACAGAAATTCGAGTAGATTCTATAGTGCTTGACCTATACACAGACAATTACAATAGCGGCATTATTGCAGCCTTAGACCTAGACTTCTTTGATCCTATAAAGGTAATTACTACACAGCCAGGCGGATCTACTCTAGAGAAAACATTACAAATATTTGGCGTAAGAATGAATGTGTCGCCGAACAGCTGGAAAGTCCAGTTCAACACGTTAGAGCCTATATTAGATGCCTTTATCCTAAATGATACGATTTATGGCACTTTAGACTATAATGTCCTAAGTTACTAAGGGGTATAGATGGCAAAGCAATCGTTCACTACGGGCCAGATTCTAACGGCCGCGCAAGTTTTATCACTTCAGCAAACTGCCATGCTTGGCGGTGCTGCATCCGCTAAGACTGCAAGTTACACATTAGTAGCTGCCGATGCTGGCGCAGCTATAAGCATGAGCAACGCAAGTGCAACAACAATAACTGTTAACACTGCTTTGTTTGCAGCAGGTGACACAGTACAGATAACAAATCTAGGTGCTGGAGTTTGCACAATCACAGCTGGTACAGCCACAGTTAATACATCCGCATCACTAGCATTAGCACAATATGAAAGTGGCACATTAGATTTTACTAGCACATCTGCCGCTATATTTATTAAAGGTGCTGGGGCTGCTGCTACTAGCGGTGGTATGACTTCAATTGCTACTGGAAGTTTATCAAGTAACAGTACAGTTATTAGCAGCATTACTGGCGGTTATGTAAATCTAATGTTGTTTGTGAAAGATTATTATGCAAGTGCAGGTGATTATTTAAACATAAGATTTAATGGAGATACAAGCACAACGCACATGTGGACAACAACTAATACTAGAGTAACTTCGGCTGTTAACAATGCTGGTGCAAGTGGATTTGATTCAAATGATGGTGCTGAAGGTGGCACAGGCTCGGATTCAAATAATTTTTTACAGATGACAATATTTGATTATACTAATACTAATACTATGAAATCAGGAGATTGGAATTGGGTTTATAATTCTGAAACTGGTGGAATTAGATGTTGTAGTGGTGGTATTGCGTGGAAAAACGCAACACCTGCTGCAATAACTTCTATTACTTTAAGAACAGCAGGCGCGACAACTTGGCTTGGCGGAACTTATGAATTATACGGGGTGAAATAATGACTAAATTACAAATTACAGAATTCAATTGCGAAACACAAACACAAATAATTAGAGATGCAACTAGTGCTGAAATAAAACAAATGGATTTAGATAAAGCAAACTATGAGGCTGCAAAAGCAGAAACCAGAGCACAAGCAACTGCAAAGGCTGCTTTGTTAAATCGCTTGGGCATTACAGCTGAGGAAGCCGCTCTACTTCTTTCATAATGAAGCCTTGGCTATGTGCAGCAGGTACACAATTAAGAGATCAAATTGATACCTGGTACGCGGATCGCCGCTCTACCTCTGATGGGTGGTTGGGTGATGCTCGTCATTCCGCCAGAAAATCTGATCATAATCCAGACACAGATGGGTGTGTACGAGCCATTGATGTGGATTCTCGCTTGGATTCATCCAAAGGGATCTCGGTATATTTGGCTGACCAAATCAGAATCTCTGGTAAAACCGATAAGCGCATATCTTACGTAATCCATAATGGCATGATCGCTAGCAAGATACTTAATTTTAAATGGCGTAAATACAAGGGCTTTAACAAACACACAAAGCACATACATATCAGCTTTACAAAGTTAGGCGATAAAGATAGCAAGCCGTTTGATATACCACTACTAGGAGGTAACATATGAAAATAAGCAATAAGCAGAAAGCAATACTTAAATCCTATTTTAGGGGTGTGCTTGTATCATTCTTAACATTCTTAGCCAGTAATGAGCTAGGACTTGACCCAGTTATATCAGTGGTAGTGGCCGCACTTGCAGGCCCAGCAGCTAGGGCTTTAGATAAATCCGATGATGCTTATGGCCTCGGTGCAGATGAAGCATGACACCGG